TGCAGCCGTCTGTGCCTTTTGCAAATCCGCACGACGGATTTTGCCGTGCCGTGCAAATGTCGCAACCAAGCGGGAACACGCCAAAAAGAGCAGCGTTGCCGTTTTTGCCCAGCGTGGGGCCTAGCAGTGTGCCGCCGAATTGCATTTGCAAATCGTGGTTAAAACCATCGACAAGCGACACGTCCGCTACATCGTACCACGCGGGATTGTTGAGGTTTAGCTCGGCCTTGGTCGCGCCGCAGCCGACTGGTAGGTCAAAAGCCAGCGTTGCGTTTAGATATTTGCCGCCCAAATCAATCGTTTGCGTTGAGTTTGCAGGCAGTATCAGCGCGCAATTAAGCGCGCTGGATGTCGCGCAGTTTGGCAGCGATGCGGGCAAAAAAACGCTATCAGCTCCAAAAGCGAAATTGGCCGTCACGGGTTTGGCCGTAGCGTTGGCGATTGCCAGCGTTGACGTGCCAAGCGCCACCGTCGATTTGAGCGCGGGCTGCGCTTTTGGACTAACGCAACCTGCGAAAACAAGGGCGATAATTAGAAGATGTTTCATTATTCTTTCCAGTCGTCGGCGTGCCGACCAAGTGCTGACAACTGCGCGCTGTCATTGCGAATCTGCGACGGCTTGACTTTTGACCGCGCTAGTATTTCCAGCGCGGGCTTGTATTCATAGGCCAGCTTGTCAAATTGCTCTTTCGTTTCGGGGCCTAAATCGGCTTGGGCATCGACGACACGCTCACGCGCGACGGGCGGCGGCGTGTCACGGTCTAGCGAGTGAATCCACCAGATAACAGCGCCACCGACAATGCAACCCAGCGCGAACGTAGCGTAAATCACGCGACACCGTTAGGTGCGATGCAGATTGCCCCGCGTGCAAGGAACCACGCGACTGAGTGGACGCCGCGCCCGATGCCCTTGCCGGTGCTGCTGCTGTCGATTGTTTCGGTCGCGCTCACGCAAACACCCACATGGCCTGGGTGCCGACCATGCGCGTCACGGTGCCCGCCGTAGACCAGCAAGCAACCGCGCACCGGCGCATCAAACAGCCGCCACAAGTCTTGTTTGAGCGTGTGCAAGCCATCGTTGACCAGCGCATCGGTATTTTGCCACACCGGCGACGCTGGGCCTTTCTTGTCGATGCCCGCGCACCAGTCGGCAAAGGCGCTACAATCCTGCTTTAGGTCTGCGCCCCACGGCACCGGCGCAATTGCGCGCGTCGTCCCAGACCCCATTGCGTAGCCGTCCGCAATCGCGGGCTTTTCAGCGTTGGCCCATTCGGCGCGAAGTGCGATTGCTTCCAAAGTGCCATTGTTTTCGGGTGCTTTCATCGCGCAACCACCTGCCCTTTGCAGCAAGTGTCTCTGACGTGCTGAATTTGCTTGTCTAGCTCCGCGCTGATTTTTTCCATCACGGGAAGCGCCGCTTCAATCTTTGCGAGCTTTGCCATTGTTTCCGTATGGTTGGCTTTTATGCGCGCATCCATTTGGCCAGCGTAAAACGCGAACGCCAGCGTGAACGTCAACGCGCCGCTGAGAAGGCCGAGCCAAGTTGCAATGTTCGCCCACGTCACGCCTGCTGCTTTGATAACCATTGTGCCTTTGCGGGAGGTTAGGCGGCAACTTTCATTGCCAAAATCAGTCGCAAGCCGGTGCCAGAACCGAGCGAGCAAGAACCGTTTTGCGTGATTGTCCATGTTAGCGTGTCGCCCGCCGCGATTGCTGAATCGGAAATCGTCATCGCGACGACAGTTCCTGCCGTGAACGCGCTTGTGCGGGTTAGCGTCAATTTTGTGGTAGCACCTTGGTTTTTGACTGTGGTTACAAGGTCGTTTGGGTTTGCGGCAGGCGCGACGGTTGCCGCCGCGTCGGTCACAACCCAAGCGCCAAGAATGGTCATCGCGCGGTTGGCATAGTAAATGTATTTTACTGGATCCGCCGACGCCACCAGCGCCGCCCCAGCGACCTCGAACACAAGATCAACCTCGGTTCCAACGCAGTTTGTCAACGTGCCGCTTGCGGGTGTGCCGAGCGCATCGCCCGCCTGAAGGTAGGACAGCGCCGTTTTCATCTGCGCGGCGGTCAACTCCTCGGCAACACCAGCACCAGCTGTTACGCGTCCAAAGAAACGCGCCGTTGCAGAGACCGTCATCTTGGCGACACCGACGGCTTGCGCCGCAATCGTCGCCGCAAAACTGCCGGTCCCGCTGCCGGTCACGTCGCCGGTAAGCGTGATTGTTTGGTCGCCGGTGTTTGTGCCAGTGGACGTGCCGCTTGGGCAGGTTGTAGACGTCGCCGCATTGCCCGTGCAACTGCCGGAACTGCCGGTGCAACTGGCGACGACTTTGGCGGCATCCGAGGTGTTGTCAACGTTTTGCAGCGACAGGTTTGTCTTGGCCGTTGCAACGCTTGCCAAATCGGACAGGTTCGACGCCTTCAGCAACGCGCCATCGGTCGAAATCGCCGCAGCAACCTTGACGTCAACCTCTGCAGCGTTCAACCCTTCGGTGTAATTTGCACTCCCGCTGACGCTCATTGATTGCCTCCAGCCCACACGTCAGCAGCCGCGCCGCCGTTCAACACAGCGACAACGCAGACGAATCCAGCGCCGCCCGTTGCCAGAACAGGCCCCAGACTGTTGCCGGTTGCGACGTTGGCAACGCCTGCGGTGCCGATCGTGGTGTCCAAAATCCACAATTCCGCAATCAAATCCCACCAGTAGATACTGAAGTCTACCGTTCCCGCCGTTTTGGCCTTCAGAAAAAAGCGCAACTGCGTGAAATTGCTGCAAGCATAGCCCTGCGTTACCAGCGTTGGCGCGATTGCGGGGCAAGTAAGCCTGCGAAGTGCGGCAGTTGTGCCTGCGAGCACGCTTTGCGCGGCGTTGTCGATTAGTTTGGTGTTCGTCTTTGGCATCGGTTGACCTCTGGGGAAAGTGTGCGGGAAATTGGCGGATTACGCAAGGCTAGGCGATACCAGCCTGTGCGTAGTGCAGCGACAGCGTATAGCGGATGTTGATGGGAGAGCCGCCGACAGCTTCGAAGCGAATTACGCCACCAGAAACAGACGCTTTGAGCGTTGGCGCCGCAAGCCCGCTATTCATGTCCGGCGTGTTGCCCGCGCCGATGGTGAAAGCGCCGCCCGCGATATTAATCCCGTTGACTGGAAGCGTTAGTGTGCCGCCATTGTCAACCGCCAAAAATGTGCCTTCCCAAACAGCAACCAGCGCTGTCGCGAATTTCTTTGCAACGCAGCGATATCGCACAACATAACCGCGTGAACTCGCAGGGTTCCATTCAGCACCGGTGCCGTCGATTTTGTCGGTGCAGAATTTGACAGCGGTTGCGGCGTCGGTTGTATTCGCTTGCAAAATCAGGTTGCCGTGTTGGTGTTTGCCGTTGTCGGTGAGCGCGGGGCCAAGACTGGACCGCGCAAATTCGCCACGGTTCGGAGCGTCCGCGCCCGCGCCGGAAGCGTGCGAAAACGCCCCTGCTGCGCGGCATCCGTCGCCCATCGCATCAGAACCTTCAGCCAGCGCCGCAACGGGCGCGGTTTGTGGCGCGCCGTGCGCGCGTGCGCCGCGACCATCCGCGTTGACTGTTGCCGCCCCCGCCGTGATTCCTGTGCCGAGTGCGCCTTGGCCTAGCGTTATGATTGCTTTGCCAATTGCGATCGCCGTGGTGCCGGTTTTAGCGTCGGTCGATTCGCCGATGGCGATTGAATTTGCAGACTCAGCCTTGGAATTCTTGCCCGCCGAAATTGACGATGTGCCGGTTGCCGCTGCTGAAGTTGCCAACGCCAAAGCGTCCGCGCCGTCTGCTGCCGTGTTGTTGCCGACTGCCGTTCCGCCGCCGCTCGCTGCCGCAGAGGAGTGATAACCGACCGCGACGCTAGACGCGCCCGCCTGTGCGCTTTGGCCGATTGCCACCGCAGCGGAACCAGCACCCTTGTCGGCAACTGCCGACACACCAACGGCAATGTCGTTTGCGCCGTTGGCAATGCCGCCCATCATGGCAAGCGCATCCGCAGCGCGGGACTCCGAGCCGCTGCCGCCCGCCGAAAACGAGCGCGCGCCGCTGGCTTTGGCGTTGTAGCCGAGCCGCATTGAATCGTCGCCGGTATTGGCGTCATCCGCCTGCGTTCCGGTGAATTCGCCTACTGAAAACGCGGCCTTGGCTTTGCGGAACTGCATGCGCTCGCGACCCGCAGCGGTGCCGTCCTCCAGCGAAATCGAGCCGAAAACGACATCGAGCATTTGCGGGTCGCCAGATGCGGCTGTGCCGGTGCCGCTAACGTCTGTGCGAATGCTGGGTTGCGTTGTGTTGAGCGTGCGGACAATCGTGCCAGCGCCCGCCAAAACGGCGACGGCAAGCGTGAAAATCAGCCCTGGCATCAGCGATTCGATTGTGATCACGCCCGCGATATTTGATGCAAAAACAAACGTATTCACAAGCACATTGCTGTTTATCGCAGCAACAAACCGCGCAGCAACGAGCGTTGCTGTGTCGCCAACCATGCCTGTGTCGTCGATATTGTTGCCATTTATCGTGATGCGCCGGTCGTTGCCGACGCCCATTGCGCCCGCGACAGTGACGATTCCAAGCGCATTCTCAATAAACAGCGCCGCCTGAATCCCGCGCGAATTCAACGCGCTTTGCTTGTTCAGGATGTAGTTTGCATTGCGATAATCGGGCGCATCGGGCGCGGGGGCGTACCCAGCGGCGACAAGCCCAGCCGATGGCTCCAGATTTGCCGTCGGCGGATTGTTCGCAAACGGCAAAATCTGCAACGCGCCACTGGCAGCGGTTGGAATCGGATTGATAACACTAGCCATTTCGTCACCTTACGGGAAAAAGTAATCTGCCCAGAATCCACCGAGCGTGTTGCTGCCGTCGTCGTAGCCCTTGAACGGCGCGCCGTAAGCGTTCGCATTGTAAGCGAAAACCGGCGCGACAATGACGGCGATGCCGTGAATTCCGACGCCTGCGGATTTCGCAGCCTGAACGAATTGAATCACAACCGTTTTTTCAGCGGCGGTCAACGCAGTGCCGCAGAACAGCAACACCTTGAACGCAGCGGGGGGATCGTCCTTCAGGAATACCGCCGTGCAATTGCCTTTTAACAGCGCGAGCAACATCGCGCGGATTTGCTCCGCCGTGCCCATACTGCGATTGCGCAGAATCGCCGCCCGCAGTTTCTGGCGATAGGCCGTGTCGGATTCGCCGCTTGGGTACGATCCGCCAAGTCGTGCCTGATTGATCGCCTGCCCGATTTGATCCAGAAACACGCCCGCAGCGGTGTCCAAGTCGCGCGCCAATTGCAGCAATATCGTAACGTCCTCAATGCGTTGCACGCCATGCGCAAACACAGTTGACCACAATTTCAGGTTGACCGCCTGAGAGAATTCCCCCGGCAGCGCATCCTGTGCAATCGTCGCGTACACTTCTGGCGTCAAATCTGCCATGAATCCTTGCCGTTAGATGTAATTCAGCGTTATATCGGCGTCGATCGTCAGCGCGTAATGATCCCAAGCGATTGCCAAATTGCCTGCGACGCCGTTGATTGTCAGCGTAACCAGCGTGCAATTCGGGCCAGCATTCAAGAAGATAGCCGCCAAAACAGCGTCCCAAATCACATACTGGCCCATTTTGCGCGCGGTCGTGTAGGCTTCAATCGCCGCTTTGATTGCGGCGCTGTATGCCGTCGAACTGCCGGTAATCGTGGCGACAATCGTTGCTGTCGTGCTTGCCGCTTTCTGGAATTTGATCGGCACAGTGAAGCCGTCGCTGTCGGTCACATTCTCGGTCGTGCTGCCGTAAGTGGCGATTCCAAGCGGCTTATTCGCGAAAATAGCGGCGGCAATGTCGGCATCTGCGCCGCCCAAAGTGACGGCGACAAAGCTGTGCGGTGGCAACAGGCCGATGACGACCGGCGTGACAATGCCCGCAATATCGGTGTCATTGTTGAACACGACCGCCTGCGTCACGCCTGCAACTGCGCGGAGTGCAGCCCGCATTGCGTCAAGCGTCGTCAACCCAGGCAAGTGCGCCGATTGCTCGATGCGAATGCGAAAATCAGCGTCAATTTCTTGGTCGGTGCCGGTCGTGCCCGCGACGGCATTGGCAAAAGTGATGGTCGTGCTGCCCGCGAACGGCGTGAGAATCGTCCACCCAGCGGCGACGGTAGCGCCGACGACCTGCGGACCGGTTTCGATGGCTCGCAGACTGCCGGCGATATTGCCCACTGCGGGGACGGCAACGCCTGCGACGACGGCAAAGGTTGCGCCCGTGGCTACAAGTTGCAGCAACGCGCCAATCGGCACGTTGACGATAGCGCCCGCCGAATTGTAGAACGTGCCCGCGACAATCGTCGCAACGGCGGGAAGGCGTGTCAATCCAACATCTTCTGCGAGTCGGTCAAGGCCAATCCCGCTTGCGCCGTCCAAGTAGCCGGACTGGTAAACGCCGTCCAAGCCTTCTTGCAGCAAGAGCAATTCTTGCGCCTGCCCCGAAAGCAGTTGGCCGATGACGCTTTGGCCGTTGGCTGCCTGAATCGACGCGCCAAAAGTCGCCTGTGCGGTCGCTACCAAATCCGCTAGGATTTCATCGGCTGTGTCGATTGTTAGGCCGCTTGGGCCGATTGCGAGCGTCATTATCCTACCGCCGTGGTGACTGTGGCTGTCGCGCCGGTGTCCGCCGTGACCGCGATTGAAATCGTCGCCGTTCGGTTATCCTGCCTCACGATCTCGATTTTATCCACACTGGCCACGCCGACGATGGGGGCAATGACTTTGCGCAGCGCGCTGGAAATCGTCGCATCGGCAACGCCCTTTGACAGCAGCGCCGACCAATCAATGCCCAGGTCGCCGTCAAAGGCGTATTCGCCGCGCCAGAGTTGGACGGCGATGTTGATTTCTTGGGCAATTGAATCAATGCCTTCAAGCAGGACAAAATCGCCGTTTTCGATGGCAAGATCGCCAAATGAATTAAGTTTTAGGTCGCGCCAAGCTGTCATCCTGCCGTCACCTTTGCGCTGCCGCCTGTGATTGTGCCAAAGCCGGTGATTGCCGGAAGCGGTGGCCCCGGAAGCGCATTGAGCTTTGTTGTTGCCGCAACAAGCCACGCGGTAAGCGTTGCGTCAGCTGACACTGCGTCGGTCGTGCGCGCAACAGCCAATCGCGGTGTCGACGCCAGCGCGACCTTGCCGCCGGTCGGTTCGTAAATCCGCAAATCGCTGCCCGCTTCTGTCGGCAGAACAGCGCCGCCTGAATTCGACGGCACAAACAGCGCATCGCTCAAATCGTGCATGCGCGCGTCGTTTGGATCGCCCTGGCTGCCGTCGGTGCTGAACCGCGCAATCGACCGCGCGCAAAAGTGGACTGTGCCGATGTCACCTGTAGCGAGCTTGAACTTGATCCCGCCGCCGTTGCCGCCTTGAAAACACACACGAACGCTTGGCAGCGCTGCCATCGGCGTAGGCTCGTCGTCAAGGTAAACATACGGAATCGTTTGCAGTTGTACGGTTTCGCTGGCGTCGTTGTACGATAGCACGCGGGCAAGCATCGAAGTCCACACGCCTTCAAGCCGTTTTGTCAGTGCGAGATCAAGGACTTCCTCAAAGCTGAACGCCATCACGTCACCGCCCGACAAATCGCTTCGGCGTACCAGTCTGCCGAGTGCGTGTCGCCTTTGTAGACTACTTCGTCAATGCGGTACAACCCTTGCAGAATCTCGCTTTGCAGTTGTAGCTTTCGTCCTGGCTTGATTGACGCCTGCAACGTCGCTTTGATCTTGACCCGCGTGGCGTAAGTCACGGCCTTGGCTTTGCTTTGGCCTTTAACTTGCTTCTTTTTGCTGGCGATACGCTCCGGCGAACCGATTAGGCCCGTCGATTCTGACAGCAAAACCGCCGTTTCCGCCGTGGGTTCATTGCCTTCCAAGATAAGCAGCGCGCCATCCTGCATCGAATAGTGCAGGTCGAACGGGTCAAGCAGTGTTTGCAGCGACATTTGCGCGGGGCCTGAATGCACCAGCGCGCCGGTTGTCACCTTGTCTTTGAGCAGCACTTGCGCCGAAGTGGGAAGTGCAAGCCCCATCGCAGACGCCAGTTTGCCGACAACCACCGATAGCGCCACGCCTTTGGCAAACGATTGATTGACGCTGCGCTGAAATGCCGCGTCGCCGTCGGCGGAGATAATCGAGATTGCCCAATTCGGCCCGTCGCGCATCGGGCGCACGTCGACCAGCGTGCCGGTGTAAAGAATTTCGCTTGAGCCATCCCAGCCCGCCGCCAAAATCACTTGCGCGCCCAGCGTGAAATTCTCGCGCGTGAAGGCGTTGATATTGTAGACGGTTATCGTCGCCGGATCGGGGAACTTGTTGAACTTGCGCTTGATTTCAAACGAGATTCGATAGCCGTTGCCCGAATTGTTGCTGTAAAGCTGGTCATCGATCGTCAGCGACACCACTGGATTGAAAAGCTGTTGAGAGTAGGCCATTTATGCGCCAACCTCTGCCGCAGTGGCGTAAACCAGTTGCACCCGCGCGCCAAGTTCGCCGTTGTCGGCGTCGGTGCCCTTGTCGGCGCTGGCGATTGCGAGCAGCAGTCCTTGCGGCACGTTGTTTTGGCCGAATATCGCGGAGTTGATGGGCAATCCGCTGTTGCGAACGGCAAGCCCCGCGCAAAGCGTGTTGCCCGCGTCGTCTGAAATGTCCAAGCGCCACATCGCAGCGCGCGCATTCCAGCGGAAATATAGCTGAAACGGCGTGCCGTCCAGCACAACGCGGAGGATTTGCGGCGGCACGTCGGGGCCGGATTGGAACGGGATGACTTTCACTGCGTTATCCCCCGAATTGCCGTGAAGTAATCGCCAATTATGACTTCAGCGCCCGCTTTCAGCACTTGCCCCGCCTCGGTGAGCGTTTGCGCCTTCACTTTCTTGCCGGTCGCCTTTTTCAGCTTTGAAGTCGTGGGCTTGAGCTTGACGCTTGCCGACGATGCAATCAAAAGCTCCTTGAACTGGCAGCCGACTTTGATTGAATCGGTCTGATCAAGGCTATAGCTTACAGAGATCGCGCAGTTGCGGTATGTCTCGCCCTTGATAATCAGGTCGACAAGCTGGCGTTGTAGCCAAGCGTTATAAAGCTGATCGACGGCCTTCTGCGGACGGTCTGCACCGGCCTGCGGGCGCATGTCGTCACCTTGGGGCCACGGCGTAAAGATCAAGTCAATCGTGAACTTACGCGGCTGGCGAATCACGTTTGTGTTGATCGTCGCCTGCTCGGTCGGTATGTCAGGCGACTCCGAATCGAGCGTGATTGCGTAATTCTCGTATGTATCCGGCGAGATATACGAGGCATTGGCGAAAATGACGGTGCAAGTTGGCGTGCTCATGGCTGCCCGCCGTAAGACCGCGCGGTCTGATCGTGAATCTGATCAACGAATTGGCGGATCGCCTGATCATTGATGCGCGCAACGGCAGCCGCTTCAGAGCCTTCGGGCACCGTGATTTTCATCGTAATGTTGTTGACTTGCGTTTTGCTTTCGTTCTTGGCATAGCGCGCTGCGTCGTCCACGTCCTTTTGCGTGCCAATGCCGCCGTGTGCGTCGCGGTAATCGCCAAGCGCCTTTGATTCCCGCTCGTTGTCGCGCACAGTCTTGGCCCAGGTGGCGCGCGCCTGTTGCTGGCTTGTCGGTGCGCCGATGACCATGCCGACGCGATCTGCGAGACGATGCCCAAGGCCTGAGGCAGTTGAGCCCAAGTCTTTGCCCACCTGCGACTGGACACGGCGCCGCACGTTTTCGTCGCCGCTGTAGCCCGCTGCAAACATCGCCGCGGTGCCGCCGATAGCCTGCCCCGCGCCCTGAACCGTGCTGCCGATAATATCCAAGCCACCCGCAATAGCAGCAATCAGCGCCTCGGTTGCCTTCAAGATCGGTTGCAACGATTCAAGTTTGCTGCCGAATCCGTCCATGCCGTCGCCAGCGTCCAAAAACAGCGGCAACAGCGATGTGTCGATCCATTGCAAAACAACATTGCCCGCTTCGTTAAATTTGACAAACGATCCTGCGAGCTTATCGCCAATTTGCTGCTCTAGCTTTTCAGCGGCGGCTTTCGACAGATCCAATGCGTGCGCGTTGCCCGCAAGGCCAGTCGTCTGCGCCTTGAATGCGGTATCCGTCGCGCCCGCAACATTCTGCATCGCCTTCATTTTCTCAGCGAAATCGCCAGCCTGATTGCCGGTGAGCGCAAGCCCCAGCTTTAGGCCCTCGATACGCCCGAAAAGCTTGCCCATTTGCTCTTGCGAGCCGTCCGTTGTCGCAATAACCTTTTGCAGCGCGCCGACTAGGCCGAATTTGCCCACGGCGTCCTTGGCCGTCTTAACGCCCGTGTTTGCAAACGCTTTTTTGAACGCCTTTTGCATTTCCGGCGTGCGCTCCATCAACGCTTTCATCGCCGAATTCATCTGCGTGAAGACTTCTGAACCGCTGCCGGTGACGCCCGAAGCCGTCGCCTGAATCGCAAACAATTCCTCCAGCTTGACGCCCAAGGCAGCGGCAAGCGGCGTCGCCTGCTGAATCGAACCGGCCAATTCCGGCAGCGAAACCTTGCCTAGGTTGACGGTTTGAAAGCCCAAATCGCTGACCTTCTGCATGGTTGCAGCGGATGTGTCGCCGTAGGCTTTTGTCACTGCGCCAAGTAGGCTAATACCGTCCGCCGTCGAACCCGCGCCCGCCGCGCCGATTTTGATAGCGATTTGCGTTTGTTCGATTGCGTCCTTGGTGTCGCCAAAGGTAGAGATAACTTCGTAAAGTCCGCCGGTTATGTCTTTACTTGACCGGCCAAACTTCTGCGCCATTTGCTGCGAAGCGGTGGCAAGCTCTTGCGTGCGCGCCTGATTGCCGCCGATAAGTGAGGAGATATTGCCCATCTCGCGCCCGAAAGCGATTGAAGCGTCAACGGATTCCTTGAGTTCGCCCGCGATCTTGTACGCGCCGACGCCCGCCAAAGCAGCGCCCGCAAGCGCCATCTTTTTGGCTAAACCGTCAGCATTCTTGCTTAAATTGGTAACACGCTTGTCGGCTTGGTCTGCACCTTTGGTGTCAAGGCCGAATCCAAGGCGTATAACGAGGCTGCGAACATCCATCTTGCGCCTACCGTTTCGCCCGTTTCGCCAAGTAAATCAGCCTATCCTGCACCGCCATCACATCGTCAAGCGACCATTGCGTTTGCACTTCCACCAGCGACCGCGCATAGCCCGTTTCAATCGGCACCCACCAGAGCCAGCGGGTTTTGATAGCTTCAACGCGCAACCCTTCCCAAAACTTGACGATTTTGTCTACGGTGTCAAATTCTCCGTTGCTTCTGTCGTCTCGCCCGTCAGTTCCGTTTCCAGCGGCGTCTCGATTGCCAAAAAAAAACTGCCGCAGCAATACTCAAGCGCCGCGTCGAACAGCCGGACAATGTTGCCGAAGTTGTCGCCGTCGAACACCGGATTCCAGACGCCGTTCTTGCCCCGCACCGGCTGCCCGCCAAAGGTGCAGGCGTCGATGACCACGTTGAACACGTCGCGCTTGAAGTCGCTGTTGGCGAACATCTGCGCGCGCAATTCGATGCCAGCGCCCAAGGCCAAGCCGACGCGCGAGCGGTCGACCACGCCCTGAAACTTGATGCCATCCAGCCGTGCCCTCCATTGCAGCGCCACGCAGCCCACGTTGAACGCCAGATGCGGCGGCAAGCGGACAACGGCGAATTCTGCGTCGCCGAAGGAGAAGCTTTTGGATTCGATTGCCATTAGATAACCGCGCCTTCAGCCTGAACGATGCAGGCGCCGGTGACCATCCACTCGCGATCGCCCGATTCCTTGCCGAACTCGACATCGGGCGCGCCGGAAATGACACCGCGCGGGTAACTGATGCTTGTGCCGGTGCTAAGGTCGATGACGCTGAACGCGTGCAGGACGCCAAGCAACTGCGTGGCCAGCGCCGCCGTCAGAAGACTATTTGCCAAGCTGTTTTGCGCAAATTTCAGCGTCAATTCGCCGGGCACGCCGCCGACGATTTGCGTCACCGAAATAAAGCCGTCCTGGCCTTGCTTGACGGTGGCTTGTTTCGTCAGCAGTTTGTTGCTGACGCCGCCGTCTTCCGCCAAGCCGGTAAGCGCAAGGCCGTCCATCGTCAGGATCACGCTTGTTGGCGTGTAGACACCCATTTGCAAAGACATAGCAGACTCCTAAACGATTGTGCGGTTTTACGCCTGAACGCTGATTGTGATGCCGACGGATTGAATCGCGCCGGTGGAAACGAGGTTGGCCGCGATATTGTTCAACACCCGCGCGGTCTTGTCGCTTGGCGACACTGCGGAAATGTCCGGATAGCTGAAGCAGGCTTTGAAATTGTACGGCTCCAGCATCAGCAGCGCGACGAAATTGTCACAAACGCCGCGAATTGCGCCGACAACGGCAGCAATGCCGATGTTATTGAACGGCAACTTGCCGGTTTGGGGGTTGAGCACGATCAAAACCGCGTCGTTGACACCTTGCTCAAAGCGGTCAACGCTCCAAACGGTGTCGCAGAACAAGCGCGCGCCCGGCGCAAGGAAGCGCGAGGACGTGCCGGATTGCCACTGTGCGCGGTTGCCGATGGTGACGTAGACGTTTGCGCCGCCCGCTAAAACCTTGTCGTACTGCGCCTTTGTGATGTTATCGGCGGCTGCAGTTGCCATCGTTTTACCGGCGACGTTGCTTTGACCCAAGCCTTGCGGAATCATCAGGGCGACCAATTCAGCGACGGCAGTTCCCGCGCCCAAATTGGTCGTGGTGATTGCAGCGGTGTTCTGCGATGCGCCCAAGGTGCATGCATAATTGGTGACGGACAAATCAATCAGCGGGTCCAACGCCGTGATGACGATTTCCCGCGCACCGTCGCCGGTGATGAGCGGATTTTGCGTCATAACAACACTGGCGCTCGCGCCGCTGAACAACGCTGCGATTTTCTGCCCAAATTTCAGCAGCATGTAATCGCTGGTGCCAATCGCGGCGCTGACAGCAGCAATCGTAATTGTGCCGGTGGCGCTGGACGCAGGCAGCACAACCGAAGTTTGCCCAATGTAAATCAGCGTAACCAACGAGCCGACAGAGAAAGCCTTGTAGAAAACCGACGTTGCGTTGACAACAGCGGCAAGTCCCGCTGCAACAACGGTTGCAGATTCCGCGCCCGCGCTGGTGTAGGTGAATGGCGTGCCCGTATCGCCCGCAATCGCTAAAACCGCAGTGCTGCCAACAGCATCCGCGCCATGCGTGACGTTTACCGTGTACATACCGGCATTTGCGGAGCCGGTGCCAAACACCGTCGCGCTCGCAACGTCGGATCCATTCAGCTTCGCTGTGACCGAGTTTGCCGCAACAAACGCAGCGGAAATCGTCAGTTTGACCACTTGCGCATCCGCTTTACGGCAGCCAAGGAAAGTCCGCGTCGGGTTGGCCGCGTCGATGAACGAACGGCAAGACGGCGTGTCGCCAAAGTTGGCGGAATCCTGCGATTCAGCCATCAGGTAGTGACGCCGAATTGCAACATCGTTGTTCCACGCCGATGCGCCTTGAATGTCGCCAGAAACCATTGACGTGACAGCGAAAAGATACCAAGTCGGATCCATCGCTTCCACCGCCGTCAATTCAGCCGCCGACAACGCAGCGACGCTGGCAATCTTGACCGTCGGGCAACGCCCTTGCTGGTTGTACGTCGCGAAAATGCCCTTTGCCAACTTGTAAGCCTTGGTGTAGACAGCGAAACCGCCTGCAACGACAGCCGCCAAACTGGAATAGGTGCCGATAATCGGCACAAGTGCGCCCGCGCCTTTGACGTTTTGCGTGTCCACAATCAGCGGCGTGCCGAAGCCCGTTGCCGAAGCTGCCGCGCCGTTGATGCCGACGCTCAAGTTGATCAGCGCGTTTGTCCCGATTTGCGTTGCCATTCTAGCCTCTTAAGTCTGAAGTGGTGCGACCTTAATTCCGGTCAGCGGTACGGTTGAAATGTAGCCCGTTGTTTCTGTTGTGCTATCCAGCGTCCAGATATTGAAAGTCAGCAGCGTTCGGCTCTCAGCCCGCGTTGTCAGCAGCGCCGACAAATCGACCGGCGCGGCGTCAAGTGCAAGCCTAAAGCCCGCGTTGAAGCAAAGCAATTGCAAGGCGTCGGATTGTACCGCGCGGGCGATGATTCCGGCGATGTCGCCAGCCTTCCCCGCGCCGATTGTGGTGTTGCCGTAGATGTTGCAACTGAGCGAATGCGCCCGATGATGTGCCCGCTTTTGCGTGCCAGCCGTCGCCTGAATCTGCACCTCGTCAGCAGCGGCAAGCGAGTTGCGCAAGCTGTCTGTTTTCGGCAGGTTGAGCAGGATGCACGGCTTCGGCGGCATAGCGGCGGGTTGGCCTGACTGGAATTGCCACGCAATAACCGGCAACGGCGAAACGCCAACGATTGCAGCGGCTATCGCGTCGAAAATGCCTTGTTGGATTGCGGTCCAGTTCAGCGCCACTTACGGCTCCATCGTCGCGCTATAGAGCACGGCCTTGTGGTAGAGGCCATCGGTTTGCCAGTTGTGATCCTGATAAACCTGAAACACTTCGCCCGCATAGGTGATTGTGTCCGCCTGCGTGACCGCGTTTGAAGTCGCGGGTGCGTCGCCTTGGAGTGCGTCGGCAGTGTAAATCGTCATGTGCGCCGTTTCGCGCACGCCATCGGGCAAAAGCTGCCGGTCGCGCGAGGTAAGCGGCTGCATTGACGCGGAAATGTTGGCCGTGGTCGCCGCGCCAGCAACGAACGTGCCGCGCGTGCCGCCTGTCTGCGGATAACTGCCCGCAGCGCGGCGCGTGCGAACGACGGTCGAACTTGCCATCGAGATGACAACGCCTGACATATCAAGCATTTGACACCTCGAAGGTGATTGACGCCAGCAACTGCCCGCTGTCAATAAGTGGCGTCGTTGCGCCCGCGTGCAATGCCGCGCCGCCGCCGTGCTTGCCTTTTTTCATGCGCTTGGCGATGGTCATCGGCGCAAGATTCGGCTTAATGTTTGCAAGTATTGTCTTTTTTACATCGGCGGACGCAATTACGCCCAAGAATACAGCAGCGCCGTTGCCTGTTTGCGAACCGCGCGCAATCTTTGCCATTTGCTTTTCCATTGCCGCTTGCCAATCGTCGTCGCGCACCTCAAACGTGCTGCGCAGAAACGACCGTTCAGGGATTTCGGCATCGCCAAACTCGTGAATCGCTGCAAGCATCGGCATTGACATGACTTCTTTGCCGTCGTCATCCGTGTGCGGCTTGGCGTTTTCGTTGACGCCGACAGTCACGATCAATTTGCGCAAATGCCCAAATTCTCGCAGCATTGCATCCCACGCGCGCTTATCGTCTTTCTCGATTGCCATCGCAGCGACCTCAGACGATGACCGGCCCAGCCGTGTAGCGACGCATCAGATTGCTCAGTTGTTGGCCGTACCATGTCGCTTTGAGACCGCCCGCGTCCAAGCCGCTGGGATTGCTTGCGTGCGTCACTGATACTTCGCCGACGCGGCGGTTTGTTTCAGCACCGACAGCGCCAGCGTTGCCGCCCTGCGATGCCTGCAAGTTGTGGCAAACGTAAAGCAATGTCGCTTGGTCTGTGTCGGTTGAAAAGATGGTGGGGTCTACCGCACCGGCTGCCCAATTAATCCACAAGTCGATCGTGCTGTTGGCGACGCCTGCGAATTGTGTAGCAAAAGCCTTTACATCGGCGTTTGTGACAGCCATCGCAGCCCCGCGTTAGCGACCGTCGGTCGTGTAGCTGAACACCAGATTGCTGCCTGCGTTGACGCCCGCGCCCGCTTGGTCGATTAGCGTGACGGTCAGCGTGCTGGCGGCGATAACCGCCTTGAATTGCACGACGGAGGCGGCCAAGGCACCCGCAGCGGATTGCAGCGTGACTTGAACGGGTTTGCCGTTCCAAGTGGCCGCGCCCAGCGCGACGGTGCCGTTATTCGCGCCGCTTAGCACGGCGACGGTGCCGCTTTTGATTTTCGCCAGGTCTGCGGCAGTAGCTGCGGCGTCGATTGCGGTGTAAGCCGCGTCAAGATTTGACTTGACGGCGGCAGTCACGCCTTTGGCAGCGCCGAATGTCGCCATCTGATTGAGCCGTGCTAGCGGGATTTTAGTAAGCGCCATTGGCGTAACTCCTGAGTCTGGAAAGGATTACGCGGCGATCATTCCGTAGCGGATTTGGGTGCCCGCCGTGTAGCGCACACACAGACCACCGGCCTGCAAGTGGCCGACAACGCTTGTCGACATCGACTCGACATCGGGCGGCAGGAACGCTGGGGCTTGCGCAACAACGCGCCCAATGACCATCGGATCGTAGCGGTAAAGCGCCATCCAAGCGGTGCTGTCGCCGCCGCCCAAGGCGTTGTCGTTGGCCTCGGTCGCTTCCACGATTTGGAAGTCGCCGCCCAATTGCGACAAGAAAATCTCGATTGCTTTCAAGATGGTCGTGTCGGTGTTCTGGCTGCGCTTGACGCTGGCCAAAACCGCTTTGCAAGTCGGGCTAAGCAACAGGCGATTAGGCTTGAGCCAAGGCACGTTTTGCACGGCTTTGACCGCTGCGTAATACATCTGCTGGATATCGGCCTCGATTTCGTCAGGCGTCTTGACCAGATTAAAGCTCGCGTCCACCCAGCGCGGCGAACCGGCTGCACCATTGGCGACTACGGACGGCGTTGCTGCCGTGGTGTAGAAACCCTTGATGCCATAGGTGCTATTGCCGAAATAGTTGTGTTGGTTGCACGTTTGCATGATGCCGCGCATCACAGCAGCCATTTTCAGCGTTGACAGCGGGACGTTGCCCAGCATTGCGCGGGCGATTTCATCCAAGCGCCAGCCGGTGTGGTTGACGTAGGGGAGAATCGGAATCGCGGTGTTGGCCTGCACCTGCACATCGGCGGCTTGGCCGTTGTATGCGTAACTGTGCGAAGTGCCGCCAACGCTTGCGGTTTCGTCTTTCCACAGGTAGGTTTCCATGAACGGCGCGGGCTGGTCGGGAGCGCCGGGGAACACGGTGAACGAGGTCAGTTCGGTCAGCGGCTGTTGGCTGATAATCGGCGAAACTCGTTGCAATTCACGAGCAAGCGCGGTGCCACCGGCTGCGTCGATTTTGCGGAAGCCCGCAGCGTCGGCGGTGTCGGAAATCGCGCGGAAAAGCCGCGAGCCGGGCAAGCGCTGCGCCCACTGGCCCCAAGGGTCGCGAGCGTCGGTACGCTGTGCGAGAGATTGGATGCCTGCATCGTAATGATGAACCATGCTCATGATTTTGCCTTTTTCCTTGCTGCGTTACAATTGCGAGTGCGAGCCGATTACGGCAGGTTGAGTTCGATTTCCGCTTTGCCGGAGCTGTTCGCGCCGGTCCAAGCAAAGCCAAAGCTGGTGATATTTTGCGCAGTGCCCGCATCGCTGTCAGACATGCCGAAGCTGCCCAAAGGATTGAGAACCACGAGCTGGGTGCAGTACACCGGATCGCCATATTTGACGGCTTCGTAGGTCTTGACCCAAATGCGCCCGCGCCGCAGGAACGGCACGACTTTGCCGGTGACGTAGGTTGCCACGTCAATCGGCAGCGAGCCGTCATCGACGCAGACGCCCGCGATCAAGCCCTGCACAATCGGATTCGGGATGATTTTCACGCCGTCATTGGTCAAGTCCTTGTAAATCAAGCGACCCGGCGTCAACGCAGTGGCGTCAACCAACGGTTTGCTCAATTGAACCAGATTGTTGTCGTCGCGGTTGCTGAGTTGGCCGATTTCGCCAATTGACAGCGTGGAAGTGACCGAAGAAAAAGCCATCTGAATCTCCAAAGGTGCGCCTTAGCGCGTCGAAACTATTTGAACTTGGCGTTGAATTCCGCTTGGGCTTGCAGGTCTTTGGCGACTTCGGCGTCTTGCGTCGCGCGGTTGTCGCCGCGCAGATTTAGGCCAGCCGTAAGCGCGTCCAGAGCGGTTGCGCCGCCGGTGACGTTCGCAGCGACCGCAGACAGCGCGCCGTCCAGGAAGATTTCGCTGGCGCTGGCGTCGGTCTTGATCCCTTTGGATTCCAGCATCGCCCGCTTGACTTCCGCGTCGGTCTTGCCGTCGCAAACGAAGTCTTTGCCCAGCATTTCGCAGGCTTTGGCGTCCAAGGTGGCGCGTGCTTTCGCGGCTGCGGCAGCATCGGCCTTTGCGGCGTCGATTTTGGCGGGCAGTTCAGCAACGTCGGCTTTGAGCGCGGTGTTTTCCGCAGTCAATGCGGCAACTTTGCCTTCTGCGGCGTCAGCACGGGATTTTTCGGCGTCGGCTTTGGCTTGCGCTGCGGCTGCGTCGGCAAGTGCTTTTTTGAGTTCGTCCACGATGGCCTCGTTTGTGATTTTGGCGGGTTCATCGGTGACTTTCCCGACCTGAATTGCAGCTCCATCTTGGCGGGCGGTCATCGCAGCGTCAAAGTGCGAGCGCACATCTGGACCGTGGCGACCCGCCGGAACGAGCGCGATGTGGTTGGCTGTGCGCGCGACCTGCACCCTATCGTAGGCCTGTCCGTTCCATACGCCCGCGCGGTCTTCAACTTGCGCGTAATAACCGAGGCTTATCTCTTGGTGCGTCGATTGCGCGGCAACAATTGCGGCGTCGTCCATTACCGTCAATTCGCTACTGATTCCGCTACCATCGGTTGCAAACTCGCTGCCGCCGCTACCGACCGACAACTGCTTGACGTTTTTGCGGTCGACCATGCCGACGACGGGGTGATCAAGCGTAATCGGCGACATCTTCAGCGACTTCAGCCACTTGGTATCGGTCAGCGTTGACAGCGGCGTTAGTTCGCGCCACGTCTTGCCGCTGGCGTCGCCGTATTCGTAGACGCCTTCCTTAGCCAACGTGGCGAATCCGCGTAGAAAGCCGTTGCCGTCAATGGCGTCGAAGCGAGCGGGGCAAGAATCTTCGCGGTACAGCTTTGGCATGTGCGAATTGTGCCGCTTGACAATCTGCCGTGCTAGCGTTCTAATCTGACGCATGATTTCAGGCGGTCAAAAACGCAAAATACGCATGATCAGAATCGGGCCGGAAATACCGCCCCAACAGGTTGCGGCAATCATCTGCGACTCGCAAACCTATGACGACGCTGGCCTTTTGCTCAACAGGACGGCTGCGCAAGTGCGAAAACTGGCGTGGCAACTGCGGGAAGCGGGGCACGATTGCGGCGAATTCCGTGAAGGTGGATTCAAGAAAAAGGCTGTCAATGCGGAAGGTTAAGCAGCAACATGGCCGCACGATTGCCGTCGCTGGATTCCTTGCCGCAGAGCAGGAGATGCGCCGACAAGCGCACTATCGGGCGCTGGCGGACGAGCTGCGCATCTTAACCGATGCCGACAAGTGGGCTTTGGACGTGACCGGCTGGGATTCGGTTGAACGTGGGTTTTGGGGGATTACGCTGCACCGGATCGAGAAGCACGGCTTTGCGCTTACCGATCCACTGCTTGAACGATGACTACTGAACTGCGCTAACGCCCTAGCAATCGCTGCCGATTCTCCGCCAACTTGATCGCCGCCTTGACGCTGCGTTCCGCTTCGGCGTGGACTTCTGCGGGCGTGGCGTCCGGCATCGACTGCTTAGGGCCTTGCGCGGCAGTGCGGTTGATCAACTCCTCCTCGGTCAACTGCGGGCTTGTCTTGACCGAATCGCTGGTTACAGGCTCAGCCCAACACCTGCACCGGATCGGTTCGCCAGGATTGCCGAGATGCGACGGTTGATCCCAACTGAAAACCTGCCCTTCAAGCGCAAGATGTTCCGGTCGCTCGCGGTTGTCTTTAACCCCGCGCCACGCATAGCGATTTATCCCCGCCGCTTTCTGATTTGCTTGGTTCAGCGCCCCGTTGTACTTGCTGACTTGATCGCGGGCGATTAGCTGCGCGCGGTTCTTGGTGATGTCCAGTTCCTTTTCAAGCTGTTTCGCAATCGTTTCCCAGCGTTGGCCGTTCTCGACCATCTGCTGCACAATCGCTTGCGCCCGATCCGCCGCCGTCGTCGGGATCGACTTGATCAGACTGGCGTTGTCGCTGACCCAGCGATTGCGCAGCTTGACCAAATCAGGCCGAATCGGCTGAATGCCAAGCGTTTTCGCGATTTGCACGTTGACCTGTGCGCCGTGCCGTTCGATGGCGTCGGCAATCGGCGCTGCGATTCCGTGCGCTTGCAAGTCCGCAGAATACGCCGTCAATTTCGTGCGCATCAGGCCAATGCCCTGCTTGACTTGCAGCGGCAGCATTAGTTGCGCGGCCCGCGTCAGCGCCACCCGTTCCGCAGCGGTTTTGAGCGCGGCGGGTGCGGTGTAGCCCGGCTGTTCTTCAAGCGGTGCAAGCTCGAATTCGCCTTGCGGGGCAGGCTCTTTAGCATCCTGCTTTGCAAGCGCGCCTTGTCGGCGGCAGATTTTGATCAGATTCTCGACGGCGGCGAACGAGCGCACGGCAATCGCCCGCAACTTCGCGTCATACTTGAAGTCTATCAGCGGCGGGATGCGCGGGATTGGCAGCGGGCGCGGCGGCTGCGTGCGCAGAATTGCCAGCCGGAGCGCGTTGGCGTGCAGCGGCATCGGCGTTTCGCTGCGCAGTGGGCGCGTCGGTCGCAATGGCTTGGCGGGACGGCGGGTGATCATTCCGCTGGCTGTTGGTCTTCAGGCGGTTGCTTTGTCGGCGCATTTTCGCCCGTAGGCTCGCCGCCTTCCCCGATTTGTTCAGCGGTGGCCGCTGCGTTGCGGGCGTTGGTCAGCGCCACGTCAAGCGTCGTCTCGGTGCTGTACTTAGGCCCACCGAAACGGCTATTTGCCACCTCAGACGGCTCCAACACGTTGCGATCAATGTAAATCGCGTCGGCGTCGGCTGTAACCTTGCGGATTGCAGCTTCTTTCGTAGCATCCGGCGCAACAATGCCGTTTGGTTCGATGGTCAGGCCAATCGGGAATACGCCTTTGAATGGGCCGAGTTTGGCCGCTATCAGCAGGTTCGACAGTTGCACCAGCGGCGGATGCACCGCGTACATCTGCCAGCCGTGGACTTGCTGTTGCCACGTTTCTTGATCAGCTTCTGCGCCCGCCAACTCCCCTTGCTGACTGCCGAAAACCTTGCTCTTGGGCATCCGCATTGCGCCGATGGCTTCCAGCTTCAGTTCGTTCAGCAAGTCCGCAAGCCCCGCAATTCGTGCGGAAATGCGCGAATATTCCTCATTTTCCGAGTCGATTAGCGCAAGCGACGCGGTCGACAGGCCCATCTTGAACGCCAAAACGCGGGCGACAGTCTTTGCCTCTTGGTTGCTGCCGAGTTGCGTATTCAAGTCCTTCATCTTGAGCACACCTTGCTCAAAGCTGCCGACGATTTGCGCAGCGCCAGCCATGCCGACGCCGTAGCGCATGACCGAATCGAACACGCGCTCAAAGATCGAATCGCCCCAAGTCAGATTGCTGATGCGCGTCAGGTTGTCCGTCGGCACACCGGGGAACCGTAGCAACCGCGTCCAATGCACTTGATAAGTCGCGGTGTTCAGGCCGTAAGGCGTAACCGAGTAATACATCGGCAGGCCGAAATTGGGACTGCGCGGGTCGGCGTCCAGCGTGCCAATATTGGGGATGGCAAACTGCGCATCGACGACAAGCACCCGCAGCACTTCCCTAAGCGACGCGAGCTCCAACGGCATCGCCATAGCGGACACGACGCCGCTGGAAACCGCGCCGCCGAGCAACGACGTCGACGTGCCGAGATTGGCCTGCGTGAATTTGGCCGCGTCGTCGGTATAGAGCAGCCCGACGGCGCCGCCGAATACCAGCGACCACCGCAAGCCGTCGCCCAACACCTGAAACGCGCCAATGCGCTGCCATTCGGCCTGAAGTAGCGTTTCCGTCTTGGCTTTCTGCGCTTCATCCGTGACGCCAATCTTCCAGCCCCCCCGGAACGAATCCCGCACAAGGTCATCGACCAGCAGCCCGCAAAGCCAATTCTGCCGATATAACGCGCGGGTGGTGTCCATCGTCAGCGGTGTGCGCAAATCATAGGTCGTGCTGACAATCGAATCACGCCCCGCGCGACCTAGGCCGGTGTATAGATTGCCCCAGCCGTCACCGCGTTGGCCGGTAAGCGCGGCGACAGGATCGGGCGCTGGCGAATCGTCGCGGGCATGTTGTGGGAAGGCCGCCAAGCGCGCGTCGGCGTATGCCTGTGCAGCTTCTTGCGGGTGGACGATCGGGATTTGCGGGATTTGGAATTTCTTTGCCATGGCTGAATCGTGCCTCACTACCAGTCAAAAAGCGAACTCGCGCCGCCGCTACTGAATTGCTTGAGCAATTGGCTTGTCGCGTCAACACGGTTATCCCGCTCGCGCTTGGCTTTGTCGCCTGTAAACCGCGTCATTTCGCGCACATAATCAGGCCAATCGCTGACAATCGGCAGAATCGGGCGCACACGCATTGACGGCAATCGCACCCTAGCGCCTTGAAACCACGGCGCTTGTGCCCACATGCGTTCCGCCTTGTTCTGTTGCCCTGGGTCAACCGCCTCAACCGCCACGTTGAAATTTGCACGCCGCTTCAAGTTCTGCGCCAGTGGACCGCCGACAGACTTCTTTTCGATCAGCACCTTATCGACGCCATACGCCTTGCAGAGCACGTCAAGCCGTGCCTCCAGCGGCTCGAGCAGCATCTTGACGGCTTCGACGTGGAGCAAATCGCAGTAGTAGCCGTGGCGGATGGCGATGACGATGCCCGTTTCGTCGTTGCCTTTGCCGACATCTTCAGCGGGATCGACCGAGCAGATAACGCGGGTGCCGCCGATGCGCGAGCGGTCGATTTGCACTTCCCAAAAGTTCTCAAACCACGCCGGAGCGAGCATGCCGCCCTCGGGCGTCGCGTCCCAGTCGCCTTCAAGCCAAGCCTTTACGATGTGCGCCGGTCCCGACAACGCCAACTGCGCGCTGTAACTTGCGGCGTCAAGCGAGGGATTGTCCTTCAGCAGCGAGGGAATGAACACGCGGCGGACAGGTGGCAAGTCGGGAAAGTCAGGATTGTGCGCAAGGTGGATTTGCATCGGAAGTGCTGGCAATAAATAACGATTGCGCAACCAGTCGTGCCCAGAGCCACAAGGGTTTGCGCTCAACACTTGGCGGCAGGGAATGCCCTTGGGGCTGCGCAGCGTGGCGCGCAGCATGTCAATCGGCGTCGGCGTCGGCCAAGTGCCTGCGTCATCGTACAGAAGCAGCGTATATTCATGGCCTTGGTAGCGTGCCGCGTCGTTGTCGCTTTCGAGATAGCGCAGTTTAAGCCGCGCGCCGTTCGGAAATGCCCAAGTGCGCGCCTGCACCTCGTAGACCGCGCCAACTTGCGGGAATAGCTTGAGCATTTCCGCTTGCGCGCCTTCAATTTCAGGCTGACTGCGGCGGAACCAAACACCCTTTGCATCTGCGCCGTAAAGCGTTTGATGCTGTAACCACACGCCAATCATGCCCCAAGTCTTGCCGCCGCCGCGTGCGCCGCCGCAAAGCACATCCTCGATTTGGCACTGAATCAGCCAAGTCTGCGGGCCGGGGTGCGGCTGAAATGCGATTGGTCGACCGTCAGCCATTGCGATATTAGTCCAATTTTTGCGCCAGCTTCGCTTGATCAGCCGCAACGCTTTTCGCCCAGGCGTCGGCGTCGTGAACCGGTGCGGGCAGTAGCACGACTTGCGCCGCGACCTGGACCGCCCCGCCGTCTTTGCCGGTGAGTTCAAGGCGCTGGCGACCGTAATTGTCAGGATCCGTCCGCTCCAACTTCCACGCAGCCGCTTGCCAATTGCCGTCGCTTGCTGCCTTTTCGATCTTCGCGAGCCAACCGATCTTGCCCGCACCCTTGGCTGTTTTAAGGGCTTCGGATAATTCGTTCGCTTCTGGCGTTTTTTTCGCTAACCAGTCGAAAAGATAAGTGTAATTGATTCCAGCAAAGCCAGCAGCATCCTGCATCGTGCCGCCAAGCTGAATCGCTTGAATCAGCTTCAACTTCGCTTCTGGCGTGAATATACCCTTTCGCCCCCGCTTGCCCTTCGGTTTCTCGTCAGCCATCCAATGCCCCGCTTCCCGCTTCCCGCCCGTTTGCTTTGGCCAGCCACTGCTCGCATACCGCCCGCGCCACAACTTCCATCATCTTGGGCGGTACGCTCATACCGATCATGTACTTGCCGATTTTGTCAGTGCGGGCGCTGTAGTCGTCGGGGAATGAACCGAGGCGTTTGTAATCGGAAAATGTAAAATCTCCGAATTGAAGCGCAGAGTTGATCAATTCCTTGGCGCTGCCAGACGTGAGCGTCGGTGATGGCTCTGTCATGGGCCACGGCTTTAATCTGCCAGCCAATGTATGTCTTTGATTTGATGCTGTAACCATCTCCCATTTCACCAAATCAGCCCGCACATCATGCAATGCCTCGCCCGCCGAAATCCACCGATGCACCGGTGCCAACTTCAACGGCGGCACATCCAAATCCTCACGCACGGCGCAGAAAAACACCCGCTCCCGCCGCTGTGGAACGCCGCAGTCTGCGGCATTGAGCAAGAATAACTGAGGCTTGTAGCCAAGTTCGCGGAACCGCGCCATGACCATCTTGGTGTAGCCCTTGGCGTTGCCTAGTAACATTCCCTTGACATTCTCGGCGATTGCAACCTTTGGGCGCAGATGCGCAACCAAATCCAGATAATCGAAAAACAAGTCGCTTAACACCTGCTTTGCCTGCCCCTCGCGGAAATGCTTGTCCTTTCCCCAACCATCCTCACGACTTCCCGCCATGCTGAACGTTGAGCACGGCGGCGAACCGTCCAGAATGTCCAACGAAAACAATTCAGGCTCAAGTTTGGCTGTCAGCAAGTCGCGAATCGGGCAGAGATAATACAGCGGCGGGTGCAAGTTTCGCTTGTAATGCCAAGCCATTTCAGGGTCGATGTCGTTCGCTGCAACGATTGTGCAGCCCGCGCGCTTGTAGCCCATTGACGAGCCGCCGCCGCAGGCAAAAGTGGACATCACCTTGATCCCGTTTTGCAGAACCGAGGCCAAATCCGTTAGATTCCATGCACAATCAGGCGTTTTTATCATCGAACTCAAATCCACATCGCGGGCATTTGCAGCCCATTTGCATCGCGTCAGGGTCAATCTCTTGCGCGCTAGATGGCGGCGGTTTTGGCGGTTCCACCTCCCCCAGCAGCCGCGCCAAATCCTCCTCGCTAAATCCCGTATCCGCAAGCAGGCTTTCATCCGCCGCCTGAATCTCGCGCAGCACATCGGCAAGCGCGGCGTCATCCCAAGTCGCGATTTCGCCTAACTTATTGTCGGCAAGTGCCAGCGCGTGGGCGTCGGCTGGGTCAAGGTCAAGCCAGCGCACTGGCACTTGCGCAAGGCCGAGCTTGACCGCTGCAGCGTGCCGCGTGTGTCCGGCGATGATTGTGCCGTCGCGACGATTGGCGACGATTGGCGCGCCGAATCCGAAGCGCCGAATCGACTTGGCGATTTCAGCGACGGCTGCTTTATTCTGGCGCGGATTTTTTGCCCAAGCGGTCAATTCATCCGTCGGCGTCCATTGCGCCGCAGACTCGCCCGTTGTTGCCTCTAGCTCTTTTCCCGCCATATTCCACCCGCTTGCCAGTCAACGCCGACTTGCGCAGCGTATCGTGATCAGCCGGTCGCGGTCAAGCGTGGCGTGAGGTGTAAAATAGTTTCGCAATCAATTTACAGCCTTGCAACTATTTTCAATCTTGCGCAAAATAATTTGCAAAAACTTGTTGACACCGCAATCGACACCCGCTATATTGATTTCAGGCAGCAAGGACGCCGCCGCAACCACCGACTGGAGAATGAAAATGAATTTATCAAACGGTTTTATCTTTGAGTCACTTGGTTACACCGACGCCATTGGCGAAAATTTTAGCCTGCGGGCTACAGATTCCACGCTGACGGTTGACGACGTGGCGTCGTACTGGCCTGACGCCGCCGACCTTTCCGCCGCAACAGGCGGCCACAAATTCGTATTTGTGGACGTTGGCGACGGCGATTGCGTCGAGGAAATTTGGAATCGCGTAGCTTAACCCGCGACGCCGCCCCGCTTGGGCGGCAAACTGAGCGCTTGACGGCGCATTATGGAGAAAGACGATGTTCATCAATCATCACAACGAATTGGCGTCGAGCCGCGTACGCGCTGAGAACTTCTGCGACACTTGGACCGTCACCGACGGCGAGGGGGGCCGGTGGTGGCCCAACGATGCGACCGCCGCCGTCATTGACAGCGACGAAAACCCCGCGCGGGAGGCTCTGCGCATTTGCGCCGCCGAACCGACGCGCGGAACGTGGCACTGGTAGACGCGCAGCCGCCCCGCTTGGGCGGCACACAGCGAAGCGGGCGAAAGCCGCGCTGGATTCACGATCCGACCGCTGTACCAACTGGAGGACAATATGGATTTGCTCATAAAGATCGAGAAGTTTCGCGCGGCACACGCGCGATTTTTGGCTGCAATCGGCAGCCACTACAGCCCAGAATACGTCGCCGCGCTCGCGGCAACGGTCGCTGCGGATACCGCGCTGGCGGAGGCGATCGCCTACGCGGAACACTGCGACACGCTTCGCGGCGGCCATGTCTAATTTAGGAGGTGTCTAATGGAAATCACCAACATTCGCTCACGGATTGACGCCCACCGCGTCGCATCCGCCCTGTGGCGCGACCAACGCGCGCCATTTGCCCCACAAGGCCCGCCGATGCCCAAGCCGGAGCATTTCACCGCGCCGGAGTTTGCGGCGTTCGTGGGCTTGATTGCGGCCTTCACGCTGGCGCTGTTGGCGCTGGCGTACTGGACGGTGCCGCGATGAGCGACGACCACAACTGCGACGACGGCCAAACGCCCGATTCGTGCGACCGTAGCTGCGACGTGGAAATGTGCAAGCGCGCACGCATCCGGCAGCGCGAATGCGACGACGACCACGCTTCGGAATTGGCCGATGCGCGGTGTAAACAATTAACACTGGGAGAATAGCTATGCAAAACATTGTGATACTAACCAAACACGGACGCCACGACACATCGCTCGACAAAATCACCGTCGCCGATGAGCACGGCGCCTGGGGATTCGAGAAAGCGCACGCGCTTGCCACCGCCATCGAGCGCGGCATGGGCATCGTCCTCGACTTGGGCGGCGGGTACAAAGCCGAAATCCCCGCCGACGAAATCGTGGCGATTGATGAACGGGTGTATGAATGCTTGACCTAATCCGACTTTGGGCCGAACTGGCCCAGCGAGAACGCGAGCTGACGGCGATGTCAGACGCTGCGGCTGCCGATGGAACGCGGCGCAACCAACGCAACCGGCTCTTTATCGCGATCGAACGGTTGCGACGGGCTAGGATTGCCGTCGAGCGAGGACAACGTGAACTTCAACGTTGAAAAACTGCGTATTATCAGCGGCCAGTCTCGGCGTCGCGCGCTGCACTGTACCGTCTGCCAAATGCAGCGTTACGCAGACCCACCGCTTGAAATCGGACATAGCCGGATTCGTGTGCTGTGTTCGGGACATAGCCGCGACAGAGCCAACGAATCACACGCCCAAACGCTGCGACTGTTGGCGGATTTGGCGGATGAATTGATTAGAATTATGGAGGCAAAGCTATGAATCCATGCCGAAAATGCCAACAACCGCTGGCCGACAAGGGTTGGTTATGTTCAAGTTGCGAATCGGCGCTGTTGCCGATAAGCGTAAAGTGGGCGAATTTCCGCGCCAAATGCTGGCGTGTTTGGTTTAGGTTTTAGACGGCGTGACCGTAACCCGCCACGTCAACAAGCAAAGCTGGCGATTTTGCGTCGGCGGAGAGAAAAACGCGAAGGCTGGTTGACGCTAGATGTGAGCTGAAAAAGTACAGGATGCCCAAAATGTACAGGATGATGTACAGGATTGAAAAATGCAACTAAACGTTATTACAATACATGTACAGGATGTACAGTTAGAACCTACAAAAAAGCTCACGCGCGCGCTCCCGCGCAGGCGCACGCAGGCGCACCCAGAACCTCCCGGTCATTCTAACTGTACATCCTGTACATGATCAACGATTGCGCGTAGTTTGCTTTCTTGAAACTGTACTTCAACCTGTACATTTTTCCGAAGTTGTACAATTGACACAAAACGACAGTCGTGCTACAAACCCGCTCAAGAGTCTGGCGACTCTGATTTGGCGAGAAAAACCATGCTTCCCGTAAAAAGCCGTGCATTTGTCGTTTGTTGTAGGTTGTCGCCTAATTCGCGCAATCTGGGGCCTCGCCGCCTATCGCCAGCAACACGCGACACTTGCACGGCTTTTTGCGTGAGGCTGCCATGCCAAGCCCGCTAGCCTGCACAAATCGAAATCGCCTTTACTACCGCATGACTTGGCTGCCGGTTGGCGCTGCCAATCCACCAATCGATCCGGTCAAGGCTACCGACATCGCCCCGATTTGCATTTGTCACGCTTGCCACCTAACAGGCCGTGCTTACTGGACTGTATGCGACGGCTGCGGATGCGGGGCGTGCAAAGCGGCCAAAGCCATGCTGACTGCGCACAAAAGTTTGCATCCTGGCGCGATGGTTTTACTCAGCGCCGATGACCCAAAGCGCCACATTGACGGCAATCCTGCACCAACAAAGGATATTTTTGATGTTGCCTAAAGCACCCGATGGTTTGACGCCAGAGCAAAGAAAGGCGTGGAATCACGCCAACACGCGGTTGATTCGCGATGCCGACGCGGCTGCGGCATTGTTGCCGCCACCCGAAGGTCGCGTGTTTCAGCGTGGCGATTCTGTGGAGTTGGGAATTGACCTTGCAAAAACGCTTGGCCCCGCTGGTGACGTGGTGCAGGCAGAAGATCGCATTTGGCAATGGACGGGCGCAACCTGGACGCGCTGGGATGATGCGCCGCTGGCAAAGCAGGCGCAAAGCTATGCCGGCCAATGGGTTGTTGTACCCGCCAAGATTGCAGGCGACGCGGACAAATTCCGCCCGATTCTTATCTCTGACACGCGCAACATCGTGGAAAATTGCAAGATTCACCTGCAAGAACCAGCGTTTTTTGCGAATGCGCCTGTTGGAATACCGTTCGCAAATTGCTTCGCGCGCATCGATGGCGTTGATATCGTGGTCGAACCGCTGACGCGGGCGCACCGTGTCAAAACCGAGCACGCCAGCCCGTTTGATTTGGAACTTGACCGCCACCGCCCTGAAGTCACCGATCGACTGTTGGCGATGGCGTGGGCGAACAAGCCCGACGCCGATGAGCGGATTCGCTTCTTTTGGGAATGGCTTGGTGCTGCATTGGCAGGGATCGCCACGCGCTACAAGGACACGCCGATTCTGTACGGCCCCAAAGACACCGGAAAAAGCCAGATTTTGCATGTGGTTACAAGCTGTTTTCCGGTGACAAGCCACCGCGCGGTCACGCTGCAAAACATGGCGTCAGAGTACCACCGGGCTTATCTCAGCGGCGGACGGATCAACAGCGTCAACGAACTGCCCGCGCGTGAATTGATGGACGGCGAAGCAGCTAAAGCGATTTTGAGCGGCGACGTGGTGAATTGCCGCCGCCCGCGAGAAAATCCCTTTGACTGGACGCCGCGCTGCGCGCACATTTTCAGCACAAACGGCCTGCCGCCGTCGCGCGACGATGCGTTGATGGATCGCTTTTGCCTGTTGGACTGTGATCAAGTTGTTGCCGATGCCGACAAAGACCGCGATTTAGCAAACAAAATCACTGCCGAAGCGCCACAAATTGCGGCAGCGGCGCTTGAATCGCTGCAAACGCTGTTGCGGCGTGGGCATTTGATTCGTCCCGGCAGTACGCGCGATTTGACTTCTGATTGGCGGATGAACTCAGACCCGATCCACGCTTGGGCGCACGAATGCCTACAAATGCTTGCCGAATTTGACACAGGATCAACGCTTTCAAGCGACTTATACGCAGCATTTCGCGACTATGCCAAAGATGGCGGCTTTGTCGCGCCGTCGATTATCAAATTTACCGTGCGCCTCAAATCGCTTGGCTTTGTCTATTTTCGCGGCAACGGTTCGCGGTTTAGGGCGCTGCTGAACGGTCCCGCGCGCCAGCAGGCGCAAAGCGCATGGGCTGGCAACGATCGCTACGGGAGAGATTGATGCAAACAACCCCGCAAATCTCGCTATTTGACTGGCAAGCGCCCGCCCGCACGCCAATCGTGATCAAGCCTGTCATTGACGCCGATGCGTGGCGGGGAATCACGCCGCGCGATTGGCAACGCGCCGCTCTGCCCGCCGCGCTGGCGTCGGTGGACGCGGGACAATTTGGGCTTGTGTCTGCGGTCATGGGTAGCGGCAAGTCAATATTCTTGGCCGAGATTGCCAAACTGCGCCTTGCGCCAACCGGCAGCGTGGTCGTGGTCACGACGCCGACGGTCAAACTTGTCGAGCAACTCGCGGCAACGCTGGCAAGTCGCTGCGGCGCGGGCAAGGTTGGTCGCTATTTTACGCACGCCAAGGAAATCGCTGAAATTATCGTGTGCTGCAACCCTTCTGCCGTCGCCCTTGCTGCCGAATTGAAAGAGCGCGGCCTGACCGTAAGCCTATGGATTGCGGACGAATGCCACAAAAGCCAAAGCGAATCAATGCTTGCAGCCTGCGGCGCACTTCAGGCGCAAAGCGCGATCGGCTGTACTGCGACGCCGTTTCGCGCGCTGAAGTCTGAGGATTTAAGCCTGTGGCCGACGATGCTTTGCGAATACAGCGCAAAACAGGCGTTTGCCGACGGCGTGGTTGTGCCGCCGCGTTTGGTTCAATGGACGGGCGGTGAAACACCGCTTGACGATGTGTGCGTAGACCTGATTCGCCGCGTACTGCGCCACGGCCCAGGCCTTGCCAACGCAACCTCGATTGCCGACGCAGAAGGATTTGCGGAAATCCTGAATAACTGCGGAATCAAGGCGGGCGTTATTCACAGCCGCATGAGCCGCGACAGTCAGGCAGCGGCAATCGAATTGCTGAAAAGTGGGCAAACGCAGGCACTTGTTCACGTCAACATGCTATCGGAAGGCGTTGATTTGCCTTGGCTTCGCTGGCTCTGTATGCGCCGCGCCGTCGGCAGTTGCGTGCGATTCTGTCAGGAAGTCGGTCGTGTGCTGCGCGCAAGCCCCGGCAAGGATTGCGCCTATCTGCTAGACCCGCACGACCTTTTTGATACGTTTGGCTTGACTTACGAGGCTATGCTTGCCGGTGCCGCGCAAGCCGTGGCAGCAAAGCCGGAAATCGACCAACTTGCCGACGATGTGGCCGATGACGATGATGACGAAATCGCAGACGATGACGTTGACGCGCCCAAAATCAAGGCGAAGCGGCTGGCGCTGTTTCGGCGCTACGTCCGCCGCTTGTACCTGTCAATGTTATGCGCGGGCGTTGTCGAGCAAAAAATCAGCAGCACGAGCTGGCGCAGTCACGCGCCGAGTGACCGGCAGTTGGCTGTGTTGACGCCAAAAATCGGCGGACTGTCGCGCGATTCGATTGTGCCGCTGGCGCATCGCAAGGCGTTGGCCGTCGTGGCTGAAAATGCAACAAAGCTGAAAAAAGGCGACGTTAGCGATTTGTTAAGCATTTGCTTTGCATTAGCTGACAGGCGACGGCAAAAGTTGCCGTGGCCGGATTTGGGCGCGGATGCGGATGTGATTGATGAATAACGGCAAACCGGTGAGAGCGTCGACAACGGAGGTGAGAAGATGAGCAACGAAATCTGCACTGGCTGTCGTGACGAAATGCAGCGACTACGCAAAGAACTTGCGGAAATGACGAATCAATATCTCGAATGGCTTGGGCTGGCTGGCAAATACGCGGGCGAGGCCGACAGATTGGAGCGGTTTGCAGCGCCGGTGCTGACTGAGCACTTGGCCGGTGGCGCGTACAACCCAGGCTGCGAGGTCGCCACCCTCGAAGCCGCCGCTATCGCCGCAGGGTTACTCGAAAGCGTGCCAGTGACAGCGCCATGCGGCAAAGACTGCGGCTGCCTGTACGCGGGCAGCTTTCCGCAAAATTGCGTGCGGTTGACGGCGTTTGGGCGCGAGGTGCTGAAATGCAATCCCGCCTAATCCTTGGCGACTGCCTTGAGCGCATGGCTGAAATTGCCGATGGCAGCGTTGACTGTATTATCAGCGATTTGCCTTGCACTATTCCCGCGAGCTTGGTATTATGCGGGTATGAGAACAATATTCAAATGGGATTCTGAAATGACGGCGCTGGCGATCAAAATGTACGTCGAGGATTTGCGCGGACTCCGCCAAATTGCAGACCGCTTTGGTACAAATCATCATAGCGTAAAGCGGCTTTTGATTGCGAGCGGCGTTGAGATTGGGCGCAAAAATGCAAAGCGAGTTTTCACTGCGGAACACCGCGCCGCAATCGGTGCCGCACACAAAGGCATTCCCGGCTGGAATACTGGCTTGAAAATGCCTGAACTTTCTAGGTTTAAGAACCTAGTCGCGCATTCCCGCTTTCCAATTGACCTTGAATGGGCGATGCAATTTGACCTTGAATCCCTGATGATGATTAACCAAATGCTGACGCCGCGCAGTGGTAGGTGGGCGATTGAGTTTTCTGAATATGTGAAAATCGTTGAGAAGTTTGCAGCCGACGCGGCATTTCAGCGCATCTTTGCCGCATGGCGCGGATGTGGCAAAGAGTTCTACATGACACCGACGATTGATCATATTGTGCCGGTGGCGCGCGGTGGCGCGGATGTTGCTGATAACCTTCAAGTGTTGACGTGGTTTGAGAATCGCTGCAAAAACGACATGACGCAAACCGAATGGGATGCGATAAAGTCAAACATTAACAGGTACTTTGTATGAACGATGAGGTTAAAGCCGTAGGGCAACGCTCAGCCATTCAGCTTTTCATGGGCGATTGCCTTGAAAAGATGGCACTTATCCCCGACGGGTCGGTGGATATGGTGTTGGCTGACTTGCCCTACGGCTGACGAAAGCACAACGGCTTGCGCTTGGGACTCCGTGATTCCGTTCGCGCTGATGTGGGCGCACTTCCGCCGCGTGTGCAAACCAAACGCCGCGATTGTGCTGACGGCAAGCCAGCCGTTTACGAGCGCGCTGGGTGCGTCGAATTTGGCGATGCTCAAGTATTCATGGGCGTATGTAAAGCGGAGGCCGGTTGGGCACCTAAATGCTCACAAAAGACCAATGAACGGGTTTGAGGATGTGCTGATTTTCTATTCAAAGCAGCCGACTTACAATCCACAGGGACTGTCGCACTATGGCAAGGTAAATCGGCGCACTAATGGTGATTGCTATCGCGGTGCAGGGCAAGAGAATTTGCAGGAATTTTCAGGCTACCCGTCCGGTGTAATTCACTTCGGCCAAAACGAGCCATCCGTTCATCCAACCCAAAAACCCGTCGCGCTAATGGCTTATCTCATCCGCACTTACACGCAAGCGGGCGAAACCGTCCTCGATTGCACAATGGGCAGCGGCACCACAGGCGTCGCGTGCAAGCAAGAGGGCCGCAATTTCATCGGCATCGAACAGGATGCGGATTATTTCGCCGTGGCAGAGCGGCGAATTGCCGACTGCGATTCGCTGTTGTCGTTTGGCAACGCGGTTTTGTACCCGAAGGAGTCGCTATGACTTTCACATTTCGCCGCTGCATCGGCACCGAGACCCTACACGGCACCCTAGCGCACAGCGTCAAGCCCGCGAATATCCCCGATTTTATCGCGTCGATGCGGCGCAGTCGCGGGTTCTTGCTGATTGACGACGGCGACGGCTGCGGGTCTGCGCAGTGGCAGGCGATGTTTGCGTGCGATTTGCTGGAGATTCGCGACGGCGGCAAGTTGATTTGGCAACACAAACAAGCGGTTTCAAAATAGCGCGCCCGTTGCAAATTATTTTGCACAATCCGCTTGACAATCTCGCGCAATATCCTATTATGCAAATGCCGCAACAACGCGGCGGAGATTGAGATGCCAAAACGACCACGAAAAATCTGGACGCCTGCCGAACTGGCAGCGTTCCCCGCTATCTGGGACGCCGCTGATTGCGCCGCGTCCGTCGCTCACCACTTTGGCGCAAGTGTCGCCAGCGTGCAGCAACTGGCAAGTAAATTTCGCCGTGCCGCTCCGCCGTTCCGCTTTGAGTTGAAGCGGTTTCGTGCTGGCGCGCCTGTCAAAATGCCGGTGAATCCGGCGGGAGGTGAGAAGTGAGTAGCCCTAACAGTTACGAGTTGGCAACATTGGCGCGCAATTTGCTTCAGGCGGGCGAATCCGGCTTTGATGAGAATCAGGACGCTGACGATTGGGAAGCGGCGTTCACGGGCTATCTGGCGCTTGCAAGCGATAAGCTCTCGGCCTGCCGGGCCGTGATTGTCCGCGCCGGTGCCGACGCAGACTTTCTGCGGGCGGAAGCCAAGCGGCTGGCGGAAGCTGCGGCCAAGCTGGACGCCGTGGCTGTGCGCGTGACAGAGCACACGCTGGCGCTGCTTCAGGCGCATGAGGCATTGACCGGCGAGAGCAAGGTCACGCTGGAGAACGGCGTGGGCTGGGTGAAAATCTCCCGGCGCAATTCCGTCCGCTGCGAAGTCGCCTGTGACGGTGCGGATTTGCCGTTCCGGTTCCAAGCGATGAAAATCACGCCAGATAAGGCGGCGATTAAAGCGGCGCTTGACGCTGGCGAGTTGGTCGATGGCTGCGCGTTGGTGCCGCACACGTCAGAGTCTGTGCAGTTTTCCAAGTAGCAACAACACATTGGCGCAAAAATCGCCACGGAGTCTATCATGCAAACGAGTAATGAAATCGACAAATTGGCAGCAGCGTTGTCGGCAGCGCAGGGTGAATTGACCCATGCGAGCAAGGACCGCGAAAACCCCGCCTTTCGCAGCAAGTACGCTACGCTTGCCAGCATTTTTGACGCGTGCCGCACGCCGCTTGCCAAAAACGGGCTTGCAATTGTGCAGACGGTAGAAGGCGACGAGCAGAAAGTTATTGTCACCACACGGCTTTTGCACGCAAGCGGGCAATGGATTGAAGGCGTCTTTGCCTGCAAGCCGGGGAAAGGTGATGCGCAGGGCATGGGCAGCGCGGCGACTTACGGCAAACGCTACGGGCTGAGTGCAATCGTGGGTATCGCAGCCGATGACGACGACGATGGCAACGCCGCCAGCAACGGCAAGCCATCTGTTGCGCCCGTGCCCAAAGTTACCGCACCCGCCGCTGCACCCAAGGCGTCCGCACCCGCCGCCGTGCCACAAGCCAACGCCGCGCTGAATCTGGCATTGGCCGACTTTGCCCGCGCGGAGACGATTGACCAACTGCGCGGATGCTACGGACGCGCCCAAAAAGCGGGCGCAACCGCTGCGCAACTGGCGACGGTGGAAAGCTACCGCGTGCAAATCGAATCCAAAGACCTGCCGTTTCACGATGAAGCGCCGCCGGTTCCCAAAAACATCACAGAATAGGAGTTTCCAATGGCAAAGATTTACCCAAATTCAGAATTGACAATCGTCGGTTACGTCAAAAATGTGCAGACGCGCGGACAATACGCGACGCTGATTTTGTCTATCCCGGCGGATTCCTTCGTTGGCAAGGACGGCCAGCGCCGCGAGGTGCCGGAGCAACTGCACAAGATGGACGTGCCAGACAGTTTCATGGCTGCAATCAATGGCTTGGACGTTGGCAGCCGCGTGCGCGTCACCGGCAAGGGTAGTGCGCGGGCGTACACGGACAAAACAACGGGCGAGCCGCGGACTTTCACCAGCTTTCGCTTGACGGATTTGCAGCCGTGTTTGGATTTGGCGGAACTGCCGCAGGTTGACGCAAGCGCCGTTCCGTTTTGATCTCGCACGTCTAGCTTCGGGTGGCACCGCCGACACGGTGCAAAGACGCGCGCTTCGGCGCAGGGGTGGAAGATGAGTTTGAAGCAAGCCGTTGAATCTCTTGAAGCGGAAAACGCGGATTTGCGGGCGCAAGTCGCGCAGTTGGCTAACGATTACAGCGAATCGCTGGCGCTGCTTAACGTGTCGCAATCTGCTATTGCGGAGCTAAAGCGAAACGTGGAATTCGAGCACGACCAATGGAAGCAAAGCAGTTTGGCGTCCATCGAGCAAAACGCGACGGTAGTCCGGCTGGAATTTGAGAACGCTGCACTGCGCGGCGTGATTATTGAAGCGATGCGCGGGGTTGTGGAATGAGCGCCTGTTATTTTATCGGCCTTGACCCGTCCGCACGCCGCTCCGGCCTAGTCGTGCTGAACAGCACCGGCGCCGTCGTGCTGCGTGAAACGATCGGCGCAACCGTTGCCCGCCGTCCGTGCCACACGCTGCGCCAACGCATCGAATATTGGCGAGAAGTCGCCACCAAAATCCGCACGTTGCTTCGTCCATACGAAGGGCAGAGCGTTTTGTGCATTGAAGGCTACGCGATGCACAGCCCTGGCAATCCGACGATCGCGCCGGAGCTTGGCGGGATTGTGCGGCTGTGGCTGCTGGACGCCTTTGACCCGATCGAGGTCACGCCCGGTGAGGTCAAATGCCTCGCAACGGGCAAAGGCAATGCCAAGAAAGACGAAGTGATGGCGGGCGCGCGGGCGCGTTGGGGCTTTGACTGCGGCGGTGACGACAACATTGCGGATTCATTCACTTTGGCACGCTGGGCAATGGGCGACAGGCCCACGCCAAAGGTTAAGCAGGCCAAAGCCAAGATGCCGAAGCTGACGAGCAACCTAGCGCCGCGCGTACCCAAGCCGCCCAAGGCCAAGAAGCTGTCACGCAAGGCGCAGCGGCGGTTGGAGTTGGACGCTGCGGCAGATGCGGCGATTGCAAGCGCGCCGTTTTAGGAGAAGCAGATGAAACCTGAGCAATTGCGCGAGTTGGTACAGCTTTGCGCAGAAGAAACTGCGCGCACAGGTAGTCTGCGGGCTGGGCTTGTGAAGCCGCTTTTGGTCCAACTTGAGCAACACGCCCAAGCGTTGGCTTTGCTGGCGGAGATACGTTTTGACATCCAAACCGGCGCGCTGATGGGCCGCGCCGGTGTTGCGGACTGCGCCAAGATTGCCGCACTTCTGGAGGCCAAATGAGCGAAACTATTTGCAAAACCTGCGGGCGCAGTGATTGCGAGCGCCTGACGATTCCGTGGTGGCGCATCGACAACGGCCCTGGCGAGCCATTGCGGATCGGGCCAGATTTTGACCTTGCGCGGACGCTGCAAAGCACAAATAAGCCCGACCCTTGGCCGGAATGGTGGTACACGTTCGGCGAATTTCCGCGTCGGCTGGATGACAAAAGTGCCCGCGCCTACGCCCGCGCCCAATGCGCCGCCCGCGCCGTGGACTGGTTCGCGCGCTGTCAGGAATTGCGGGCAGAACTTGACGCCCGTGAATCTGCATGGCTCATCAGCGCGCCTCACGGCAGCCCCAGCGACTGCCCGTGCTGGTACGACAAATGCCTTTGCACCGTGGAGAATTTTGCGGCAACAATCGAGCGCGCCAAACAGGCTGAATCGCAACTTGAGCGGCTGGTTAGTCGGGTTGAGTGGCTGGAAATGACTACGGAAAGCCGCTAACGCGCATTTGCGCAACCTAGCGCGGCGCATCCTGCGGTAACTTAACAGCAACCCCGTCATCCGGCGCAATCGCGTTTTGCGCGTGCCCATAATTCCCGCACAAAACATCCACGATTTCGCCGACGACGCCGAATCTTGCCCACAGCGCGGCGGGTATACGCGGGCGGATTACAACCGCGAACAACGCGCCAGCGGTGGCGACGGCGGCGGCGTATGGTTTGAGGTCGTCTAGGTCAATCATGGGTCGGCTCCTTCGGGCACGGTTCGTCACGCACCCAATGCGGCGGTTTGTTTGGGCAATTGTCTTGCACCCAACACCGGCCAGCGTCGTTGTGGGCGCGTTGAAGTTCGCACGTCGCGCAGCCGGTTAGCGCCGCAACTGCCGCAAGTGCAAAAAGTTTAAGCATGTTGCGCAATCTCCCGCTTGGCCGCTTGTCGCGCCGTACATTTCAGCGCCTTGTCGGACGGCTTCTTGCGGTCGTGCTGGCCGCAATCGCCCATGTCCATTTTGCGCACGCGGTTCCAGTCGTTTTTACGTTGACCGTAAGCTTTCACGTCGCTGTCGCATCCAGCGGCAACACCGTCACGATGACCGCCGTGCCTCCGCCCTTAACCGTGCCCTGCACCTGACACGGAGGAACAGGCGCGTATTGCGTCCCGGCTTTGCAGCCGTCTGTGCCTTTTGCAAATCCGCACGACGGATTTTGCCGTGCCGTGCAAATGTCGCAACCAAGCGGGAACACGCCAAAAAGAGCAGCGTTGCCGTTTT